TTCGCAAATATCCCATACATCAGGAATGTTCTTGTGATCTAATAGTGTACCTATTCCATTACCTATAGTGTTCTGTACGGTCGGTACATGAGCGAAATCTAAAGTTGAAGCTATGTATCCTAATGGGTTTACCGCAGATGTCGTTGACCAGAATGTAGACGACATCTCAAGCTTTCCGGGACTACCTGTACCGTTCCTAGTTACCATTCTAGACTCTGGTAGTAGGTTTCTAAAGTTTCTTCTTCTTATAGAATTTCTAGGTAAAGATAGGTAAGTGCTTCCACCCGATGCGAACAGCGCATCATTTATATTGTCTACCTCAGTTCGCTTGAACCTATTGTCAGACATATCGACCGCGCAGACTGCATAGCCTGCTACATGAGAAGATCCCTCATACAGGCTAGTGAATCTAGCATTTACACCATAGCAAGGATTGTCTTGGATACCTGAAGCTGAGTCTGTGGTGTCGGATACTGTAAGTAGAATGTCTGGTATTGCGTGAGCGGGTGCTACTTCATTAACAACACTTCTTAGTTTTCTAACTCCGTAAGACCCGTCAGAGTTTAGTTTTCTTGATGAGAAATCAAAGGAACTTGCAGCAAGAGAAATTAGGAAGTGAGAAGATTTACCGTTCCAAAGAGTTAGCAAGCTAACCTGATCAATCTCTCTGTTGCCTGTTGCAGCCTTCACTACCTCCTCGTAGTTTGGAGCGTACTTGCGTTCCTTTGTGAAAACTACAAAGTTATTAATAACAGATGCGACATCCGTATTGAAGTTTGTGTTTTCAGTTATGAAGGTTGTAACTTGTTCTGCAAACTCAGTAGGTACTCCGTAACACTTTAGGTAATACTCAATTCTCTCTAGCATTACAGGAGTAATCTGAGCTTGAGAGTAGAACTGTCTCTTTTCGTATGGAGGAATATAGTTCACACCTCCACGATAACGATACACATAATCAGGATGATACCAGAGTCTAAGATCTTTTGAGTCTTCCTCATGGCGAGATCCTGTCATGTACTTGTATGATCCGCTCCCGTCTGGGTGAAGGTGGTAAGGTCCGAACCATACCTCGTAGTCTTCTGGGCGAACCTCTATTCTCCTACCATCCCTTCCAAATACCTCTCTGTTAGTTGGTAGGACCGTAAGCTTTGGAGTTGGGTAAGGCTTGTTTCCTAAGAAGAACGAATCAGGGAACTCTAGCATTAGATCAAATATAATCTTGTCTACTAGAAGTTTTATATTCTCTTCTAAACTCTCATTTGAATACCTAGTTACACCAAACTGTTTAGCGAGTTCTGGGGTGTATGTTTTAGAATCTTTTAATGCTTCAGACTTTGTAGCAAGCGTGTAGAAAATCATATCAGGAAGATATGATTCCCAAAGCTCAAATACCTTCTCTCCATCAACAACATTAAATACACCTTGAGAGAAGATTAAATCAAGAAGAGTTTGAATGGATGATTTCGTACCTTTCTTTTTATAAACCTCAACTGCGTTACGAAGCTGTACTCTCCACTTATCAGGATCAGTTCCGATCAACCTCCAGCCAATTAAATCAGCTAATAACTCTAGATATTGGTCAGGGCATCTGCCAATATCATATAGAATGTTTATTTCATTATCTTCGGTAATGCGGTCTGCCATGCTGAATGACATGGCTTGCAAAAACTTAATAAGAGGACCGTCAGCCTCTTCGTCATCAATCAATCCTCCCCCGGCTAAATAATCAATAAACGCATCTCTAACTTTGTGGTCAGAGGAGTCCATATAATGTGGAGAATATACTATCTCGTTTAAAGTTTTTAGTCTATCTAGCAACTGCGTTCCACTAGTATATGCCCCATCATCCGTTGTCGCACCAGAGACATAATCAACTGGAATAATTTGATCTGCTAACGCAAAGGTTGCGTTGTGTCTCCATAAATACTCTTGGAATATGTTGATGAAATCAACAAACTCGACAGGTCTTCCGCTCCAAAGATTTTTCGTAATTAGCTCTGCTACTGCGTTTGAGGGATCATATACTCCTGCTGCGGGACCTTCACGGTTTAAGAAGTAAATCCATCCTAAATTTTCAATCAGATACTTGTGGGTTCCACTACTATCTGCTGCAAATACTCCTGATGTTCTGGTATTATCTACAAGACTAGTGTGAGCACCAGTTGTAGGCACTGGAAACTTGGCTAGGGTAGTTTTTATATGATCCAAGAATGTCGTACTTGAATCAAAGTCTCTATAAAAATTACCAAGAGGAGCTAAGATGTTTCTTTCAAAATCATCAGAAGTGATTATGTTTGGAACATTCTGCTTATAGAAGAATCTTGAAATACCTTCCTGAGTATTAATTGCAGACAGTTCCTCTACTCCAGCTAACGATGATACTGGTAGGATTGAGTTTATGTTCTTAGCAGCAAGTATGTGCGAGTTGATTAACTGGTTAGTATAACTAATGCTTTGCCCAGATATCTCAATCTCATCATCAAAGTATACTTGAGGTATGATCTTCTTAAGCGCATCTAAGTAGTTTCGTTTGAAAAACTTTTGGTTACTTTCATAGTTCTCAAAAGATCTACCAGTAGATACGACAGAGACTAGCTTGCTACTAGTTTCGCCTAAATCATTTATGCTACTGGATTTTACTACTCTTCTGGTCATTAGACTACTACGGTTTTAATAACAAAGTTGTTTAGTTGTATAATTTCGTTGAAATCTACATCTATCACTGGGTCAGTGTTGTCCACTGTGGCGAACCTAACATTAGATAGGTTGAATATTTCTTTACTTAGGTCTGCGGCGACGAATGATTTTCCAAAATCGGTGTTATCTACATCAAAGTAAGTTAGAATTACATCAGAAACCTCTTGCTCGATTGCTCCTTTGATATCTTCTAACTCCTTATCAATACGAATTGTAATGATGAGATCTAAAGTTCTAATCAAACCATCAACAACTACTACCTCATCGGTAATCATCTTCTTCTCTTCTATCTCATCTAGAAGCTGCTTCTTAAAAGTTATTGAAGCCTTCTGGAGTTTTGTCTGTGATGCTCGTTCCAAAGTATATACATCAATAACATTAGCAGAACTGTACGCATCACGCACTACTGCTGTAGTCTTGCCTAGAGTTCCTTGTTTTGATCTGAAGGTGTTTCCGAAAGCGATGTAATCCTCAAGGGTTACAATCCTATCCTGTCTTCTGAATGTTAGAGGAGCATACTTTTTAGCGTGTTCTGCTGTCTCTGCCTCAGCGCCACCAGTCATAGGTGTGCGGTTTTCTACAGTAAACTTAAGTGTGCCAGCAGTGTCGGTATCGGCAGTAAGAGAAACATTGATTGTATCAGATGGAAGATTACCTCTACTTCCTCCTCCGACTCGATAAGCTACGGTAAACTCAGCATTTGGTGGTGGGCCTATTCCTACGAAGTTATCACCAAATAGAATTGTGGCTGCATAATCATCATCGTACACTACTTGAAAAACTCTATCATTTGCTCCTGACGCTGAGTACAACCTCTCAACCTGCTCGTACTGCCCCGTTGCAGGGTTGCCGACACCAGCATCAACATAAACATCAACACTACCATCAATGATCGGTGAGTCTGTCAAAGTAATAGTTTTATTACCTTCAGTGGCATCAAAGGTTCCATTCTGAGTTACTAATGCACCTTCGATGAGCGCCAGATTTGTAAATAAAGAACTCGCGGCATTGTCTGCCTCACTACCCTCAAGCGTAATAGTAGCGTTTAAAGAATCTAAGCTTTGAATTAAATTGTTCTCTATCTTGTACAGCGTATAGTTGACTGGTGCTCCGTCCTCTTGTGATATAATTGAGAATACTCTAGAAGATGGTTGAAACACTAGGGGGAAGTCTGCGGCTATGGGGTCTGTATCCGCCTGTAGCCTTGCTCCACCTACAGAAGCCAGAGGACCGCGAAGATCTACTCCAATAAGCTCTAACAGCTTCTTCAAGTTGTTTCTAGTCTTTACAGTTCTTAGGAAGTTCTCATTGGCAAGCATGTCAGCCTTTAGTGAGGATACTGCGCCCATATATGAAACAAGCTCGATGAGCATCATTCCTAAATCCGACTCAGCAAAGTTTTGATAATCATTAGGATATACTGCCTTTACATAATTAATCAAATCTTGCCTAATCGTGTAGAAATCATTTCCAGCATAGTTAATATACTGCTGCTTCTTCCTGTCTGGAATAACAGCAAGTTTCATAAAATCCGAATCTGTAGTTCCTGAAAATGACATTACTTGACCTCTATATCAGCCTCAAAAGTATCTAGGGATGAATCGCGTAATTGTAGTGTGAGCGATATTTTTAATAAGTGCTCGTTGCCTTCTTCGCCACCCATAACGGATACGGCAAGAACTTGAGCTTGTGGAAAATATTTTGTTATGGCTCCAAGCACCTCTTGTTTAATTAATATAAAAGTTACTTCGTCCATAGGCTCGAAGATATACTTTCTCAAGCTTACCCCAAAATCGGGCAGCATGACTCGCTCACCCCTCTCAGTTCTCAAAAGCTGTCTAAGATTATTCTTTATTAAGTTTATCCCATAAGCCTTGCTAAAATACGCTCCTGTTCTCTTTCCAAACAGAGTAGCGTCTCCAGTAACCTTGTTTAGGTTAGCGGATAGAGGGTATGCCATACCCGATTTTTTTCTGTACTGAGACTTGACGGCCTTTTGTACAGATATAGAAACCTCTCTTCCGTATTTATTAAATGTGGTTGTGGTAGCCATTATGTTCTAATATTCTCAAAGAAGCCTCGTTGTGCTTTGTAGTTTGCTGAAACCTCATCAGCAGTTAGTGGGCGGTTGTAGAATTTTACACTTCCTATGAATCCGTGAAATCCGCTTTTCTTTCCTCCCCACTCTCCACCTAAGAAGTTCATACCTGTGTTAGATCCTTCTGTGTACCAATCAGTCCCTTTAGAATCCATACCGTCTGTATATCCTCCACCTATAATGAATGGCGTAATATTCACTCTGCTTCTATCAGCAGCGTTAGGACCTTCCCAGTACCAAAAATCTTTTTGGCCTACGCGGTTTCTGGGGAATCTAGGTGCGACAGGTGGTAGATCATCATGAGTTATTCCGTAGCGGAAACTTGATGCATCTAGCTTACTTGGGATATTTGGAGGACCCTCAACGCCGAAAGTATCAAACGCACCGGAAGTAACCATAGTGTTACCGTTTAGATAAATTTTAACTTCATCGTTTGTATAATCGACCGTTATAGTAGCAAGCGCAAACGACCCCGATACATCATCAAACTTTACCCCATTAACAGTTGTGTCTGTGGGAACAGAGGTTCCGTGATATCCATCAATCTTATGCTCTATGCCATACTCACAATCTTTTGGGTTTCTACCGATACCTACGAAACCGATTCCGCTAGTGCTGTAGCTTTGGGTTGGGAAGATGCCGAAATTAATTCCGTTAGTAATATCATTATCAGCAGGATCATTTGAGGGCACAGATCCAGAAGTTAGTCTCCTATCTCTAGTGAACCCAATTAACAACCCTTTGGTTGCAGCGGGAGTCGGATAGGTATTAATTCCATCTGTGTCGTCTGTGCCTCCTCTGTTTTCACAACCCAGAATAACTCGGGTTAGTGACGAGGTACTTTGATCAGCAGCCCATCCAGTGCCCGTTGCATCATGAAGATCTGGGACATGGACCCATGCCTCGAATGACATACCTGTGCGCTTGTAGAATAGACTATCCATATCATCGTAGCCTGTCTTTACTTCTGCATACCCGTAAGGTCTATAAGGGCTAAACAGGTACTCATCATTTGCTGTGTATGCAGAAGCTTTTGGACTCCCATCACTTCCTGAGAAGAAATTACACACCCCTCTGAAGTAAGGTATACCAATACCTGAAGGGAATAGAGAGTCTACTGAAGAGGCTACGAGCTTTGCTGGCTTGTCCGATACTCCAGAAACCGCGCAGTTAATGGCTAGATACTCATTAGAATCGGGGTTAACTAAGTCTGCATCTAAGAAGTTATAGATTGCTACAAGGCCACTAGTCGTAATCGCATCTTGAAGACCTAGCACAGTGCCCGATGTTCCAGTTACATCAGGATCAGATGTTATAATTTGACCAGTTCCTACATCTGGGACCATGATGTCTGTGTAGGAGAATTTTTCCTTCTCTAGCTCAACGGTTATGAATTTTGGACATACGGGCAGAACTATTCCAGAAACTTCACCGGGACTGAACATTATGTCCTCCTGCGCCCTCTTAGCGATACCTATCTTAGTATCATCAAGAGAGGTTAGGTCATTGATTGGAATCTCTCCGGGTTTTGGTATTCTACCGTCTGGAGATAGAGTAACTATGACCTCGATTTGCTTCTTTCTTCTTTTGATCTTTCCATCGTGAGCCGCAATCTTAGAGTACAAAGTCTCTCTAGCATTGACGACCTCAGCAGAATCTTCTGTGTATACGCCTGCTAATAGCTGACCGACATAAGAAGATAGGTCATATATTTCTCGGTTTCTTTGATCAATCAGAACTTGCAGGAAGTGATCTTCGTCATAATACTCCTGCATAGGAGCGGACTCATTAATATATGCTGTATCAAATATTGTGTTAGCATACTCATTGAAAGTCTTAAGATCAATCATCTTACCCTTACCGCCTAGGTTAGGGTTGTAATCTAGCATCCACTTTACTGCTGCATCGGGAATTTCATCAGGAGAGTATGGGTTGCCGTCTTCATCGAAATAGACAGCACTGACTATGGATTCGACGCAACCATCGGGTATATCAAGCCCTCCGTAGTTGATGTCGTAGTAAATACCGTTTTGGGAATAAAGGAAGACACCTTTACGAGCCACAGGAGGTTTTTGCCCTTCTGCATAAATAATTTCTGGGCGTCCCTCAAACTCGTCAGCCTCGTCTAGATCAGTAAGTAGTGTGAAGGTAGTTCTACCATCTAACGCTTCTTGAAGCGTTAATCCGAAGAATGGGCTGTTAGGATCGCGGTTTACTGCTCTAGCATCGAAGACTGGTTCAGGGTTGTTCTCGGGGTCCAGTTTACGAGCTTTTAGTATTTCACGAATATTCTTCTGTTGTTGAGCGCACTTTTCACTAAAAGCTATAGCATTCTCAAGGTCCTTTTTATTTTCTTCAAATACCAAACTCTTCGCCTCATCAGCAGGAGAAGGGGGGAAGAACTCTACTGGATCTCCAGTGGTGGGGTCTGTTGCCGTGAACCCTACAAGATCTTGTGCATTAGCTGAAATACCTTTCTGTAAGCCAGTGAAGGAGGCCAGCTTGTTCATGCAGTTGCTTATATCTTCAAACTGTTCTGATATGTTTTGTGCTGTAAGGTAGATTTGAGAGCCGAACCCTAACGCAGTTCCTAGTCCCTTTAGGTTGTCAGCGGATTGCCCAGCAGCATTCTCTAAACCGAACTTGTTTGATTGAGATACGAAAACAAGCTTTCCTAAATTAGTATCATACTCTACAATACCTGTATCGAAGAATAGTTTCTGTGTAACATCCTTAACAAGAGAGTTCGCAGCACGCTTGCCTTCCCCTATACCACTGTTGAGTGATTCTAACACTGGAGATGGGAATGCAGACAACGCCTCTTTGGCAAAATTTATAGCACAGGTAGGCACACCAAACTGAACCTCTAGTGCGTCTAGAATAGGTGTAGGTGATGTCGTTATGACCGAAGCTGCTTTTGCGTAATCCCAAGATGCCATAATGTTCTCCTTAGTTTAGATCAATTCTGTTGCCGTCAATGTCTACAATTGTACTCCCATTAATATCTACCTGATCTGCGGATAATTCTATAATATCAGATGTTAATGAAATCTTTTTTGAAGCTCTGAGGTCGATAGTGCCTCCACTGTCAACCAAAACTTTACCATTAGATCCGGGCGTCAGCACGCGGATACAAGAATCATCCTCAAGCCCTCGTATGATGATGTTGTTGTGCTTGGACTCTATGATCACGCAGCCGTAATCCTCTGGCCCTATTTGGCCGTATCTGCCACCATCGCCCTCATCTAGACCTCCAGCAGCACTTTGAGGCTGCTTGCCTCCAGATCCCGGTCTACGCGATCCTGTGGACTCGTTGACGATCTCGATGTTCTGACCCTCCTGCACCCAATGACGAATAAAGGACTCAGAGGTCCACTGCTTGATAGGTCCGTGTGTTCTTAGGTGAACCTCGCCCTCTGCGTAGAAATCATTTTCGCTAGTCTGCCAGACAAACTTGTCCTTACCTTTGTGCTCGTTCTCAATAATGATTGCATCAATAGCAGGAGTATCAACACACTTGATCTTCTTTCCTGCTCCACTTCTCATCTCAATACGGTGGTCTACAAAATCATCAGCATCACCAACTCGGAATCTGTTGTTAATTGTGAAGGCATCTCCGTGAGTAGATGTGAATCCTATCTTTTCAGGAATAGCTCCCTTTGCTTCATATAGCTC